AACAACAAGAGTGTACTCAGCAATGATCGCACGCTGTTCGCCGTCCGACGTGGAGGCAACTTCACGCTGCGAGAACGGACGCAGATACGCAACCCCATAGTACTCGGGGTCAAGCAGCCAAACGTCACGGCTACGCTGGAAGCGGTTCGGAACAACCGCCATCTCACCGAAGTCACTGACATAGATGTCCATGCCGCCAATGATGCGCTGGTCAGCAACATCGTTGAAGTTGGACACGCCGGAAGCACCGCCGACACCAACAAAGCTGGAGAAGGTCTGCTTCTGCGACGGAGCCATCATCAGGTACTTGGTGTTGGCACCGTTGTCATACGCCAGAAGGATAGAAGCCTTCAGGAGCGACTCAGTGAAGGTACGGAGCGTACCGTCGGTACGAGCAGTACCGTTACCGCCAGCACCAGCAGCCGTGCCACCAGAGCCAACGCTGGCATTGGTGGTGACCCAGGAGCTAAGCGAACCGAGCTTACGAACCGTAGTATCAGCCGCCATGGCCGTCTTCGACTGGTTAACGCCGACCAGCGAGGTTTCCATGTCACGCTTCAGTTCAGAAGCGCGCTTGGTCATCTGGTAAGCCAGTTCTTCCTTACGACCGGCTTTCGACACCGCGTCAAGCGTGCCGGAAACCAGCGTGGTTTTCAGGCTGATCTGACAGATGTTACCAATGCGAGTGGTCGGGGTCGGTTCAGCAGCGGTAAGCGTCGAACCTTCTTCGTTGAAGTTAGTAGCCGACGCTGCAGCAAGTGCATCCGTCTGCCATTCGTGATTAACAGCAACCGCATCCGTGCGACCACCCATCGACATGAAGGGAGTGTCGGTCGGAGAGATATCGTAAATCACATTTTCGAGGTCTTCCCGCAGACCCGCTGCGGAAAAGGTTACATAAACACCTGTGGGCTGAGCCATAATGGCCTCCTATTTTAAGAGATTAAGTCAAGAAACACATTTGTCGCGTCTCGCTTATTCCCCGTCTTAGCCAGCCTCTCTCGTTTAACCTGCGCTGCCTTGGTGCTCCGTTGTTTCTTAGACTCAGGAGTTCCAGACTTGACAACTTTGGGAACAGATTTGCGAACCTTCTGACTGGAGCCTTTCGTCGCTTTGTCCTGCATCATTGCTTTGTGCAACACGAGGACTACGCGGTGATCGGTAATTCCGTCAATGTCCTGTTCAGAAAAGCCCTGATTTAGGGCGTAACTTCTCAGTTCATTGCGAAGGGTCGAATCGGGACCAGCATACTCTGGCAAAATCTGAGAAAGCTTCTCAGCCTCAGTTTTGACAACATTGGTCAAACGCTGAGTAAATTCTGCTTCTGTCTGCTGACGAACTCGCTGTTGTTCTGCTTGAATTTGAACAACCTTATCCTTAGCATCTTGGAACTCAATACGCTTTTCCATGTACTCCATGGGGTCGTTTTCTTTGAGTTCCTGCCAGTTGATATTTTGGTACTGTGCGAGTTCAAGGTTTTGGTACTGAGCCATGTTCTCTAGAACCTGACCGTACTGCTGCCTTTCCTGATTTACTGCTTCTAGGTTAGCTTCATAAGCTTTACGCTGTTCAGCTAGAGACTGCGCCTTACGGGTATAGTCCGCCTGACGCTGGTATCCGTTTCGGAGTTCGTCTAGGGTAACCTCAAATTCTTCGCCGTCTACCTTTACGGTATAGCTAGGTGAGGTCTCTACAACTTCCTCTTCTTCGTATACGTCGTACTCGTTATCATCTTCTGATGACTCTACTTCGCCATCGTCTACTGCTTCGTACTCAACTTCCGTTTCGTACTCCACAGTTGAATCAGATACTTCTTCAGATGATGTTACTTCTGGATTAGTGTTTTCTTCACTTCCAAACATGACATCAAGCATATTAAGCTGTGGCGTAGTGACTTCCGACTCAGTCGGATTGGTCTGACCGTCGCTCATATTTTTACCTCTTTGTTAGTTGTTTTCGATTTTGTCGTTGTGTATGAAAGCTTCTAGGTCTTCCAAAATTGAACTAAGAGCGTTCAACTTTAACCAACAAAATTCTCTGTGTTCAGGATTGTCAGATATTTTCCACTCAAGTACCAAACTTTCTTCTAAGTGCTTAACCATTTCCTGAAAGGCTTCGTTACCTAGAATGACTGAAGCTTGAGCAGCTTTTTCTCTAGTGTCCAATACTATTTACCTTTGCCAGCCGGGAAACGGTTACCGCCAGCTTTGGCAACAGGCTTATTGCCCATACCTGACTGTACCGGACGGTTTCCTTTACCGTGGCTACCACCTGCGTAACTTTTCATGGTTTTCTCCTAGTTGATGTTTACCACTTTTTACAAGACCAATACCTAGCTGATAGTTTGCTAGGAGGGTTGGTATCGCACTTGTGACGCGCTCTGAAACTCTTGCGTCTTTTAGGCTGGTCTTTTTTGATAGACATATTTGGGTCGCCAAAACGAATTAGCTTAACAGTCGGTCCCTGCTTTGCCAAAACTGCAAACTTCTTGTTCTTACCTGGGGTACGCTTCGGCTTGTTGTACCCTGAGAACTTTTCGCCTCTGTATACAACCATTGTATTACGTCTTAATAATGAAGTTAATTGGCTGAAGTTTAATAACGTCTGTTCCTGTAGCAGCTTGCGCCGTGGTTGCAGAGCCAAGCACAAACGTGCCGCCTACGCCGACAGGACTGTACTGCCGATAATCAGGAACCTTAAAGTTAGAACCACTTGTTCCAAAGGTTGTTCCAATAATTCCGTACAAAGCAGAGTACGTAGAGGTGCTGTAAGCATCTCCATTGCAAAGCAACCAGTCATTGATACCAGTGATTGTCTGTGTAACCGGAATAGCATTAGAGGCATACATCAAAACAGTTCCGGTTTCAAAACCAAGTTTGTTAAACTGCGACGCAGTAAGGTTAACAGCATTTGGTCCAATGTTGGGAAACTGTGACTGCAGCACTGATTTAATCAGGCGAAGCTGATCGTCCCCTTCGCTAATATTGTCGCTAGAAGAAGGATTAGCCGGAACAAGCTGACTAATGTATGTTGCAGATTCTACGGTCATGCTTATATATTCCTATTGATTTGAATAGTCTGTCCAGTCATGCCAGGAGAGGTACACATTTTTCCATCATACGTTAAGAAAAAAATAATGTAGCTATTGGTAGAAGCCCAAAGTTCAAATGGAACTTGTGTTATAGACAGACCAGTAAAAATTAGTTTTTTATTTTCGTTTTTTAAAGTTTCTCTTACGCTTTCTACGTCATCAAGACATACTAAATAGTTATCTTGAGCTATAGTTGCTGTACTACTATAGCATAACATAAAAAGCGTAAGAGATAAAGAAAATAAAAACCTCATTCACCTTCTTCTATTTTAAGCGCTTCGCTCAACATATTGACAAACGCGCCTCGTCCTACAGTAAGCTGATCGATGTTAAACCGCATGCTGGCAATTTTTTTATCTAAATCAGCAATATGGTTGACTAGCGTTTTCTGCTCGTCATTCATATCTTCAAAGGTGTATTCAACGTCGTCAACAATAATGGGGGTCTTTTCATTTTTTCCCATTTTTCTCTCCATAAGTTATGTGGCGGTTAAGCTGCCCACGGGGTGCCACTACCCTCCGCAGGATTTTCAACAAGCTGCAACTGAGCAGCTACGTTTGCTTCGATAGAAGATACTTCTTCAGCACCAAGAGCAGCCTTGGTCCACTCAAGGGCTTTCGCTTCAGTGATGTCGGCATACGGAATAAAATCCGTAATATCATCGGTGGGAATACCCACGGAGCCGTAGACCCGTGCCTGATTACCGGAGGCATCTTCGTCGATGCACTGCCAGTGCGAATTGTTGACCACGTCAGATTCGCCGTCGAGAGATACAGCGTAATCAAGCTGCACGATTGACCATGTGATTGCCATTTCTTTTTCCTTTATCCTATAGGGTTCCAGCCCGAATTGTCCGGGTCGATTTCGTCGTGCCACGCATCACTCAGCTTTGGGTCTTCTTTGAGGTGTTCCTGCCATTGCCGCTCGCTGATTTGTCCGCTTCGATAACAGGCGATGAGAAGTTCTTGCTCGGTCATCACAGCGCCGCAATCATAAATGCGAGGAGTTCATCGTACCGGATGCCGTAACGCTCACCAGCTTCGATGCCCGGATTGATTACGTTGCCGTTTTTATCGACTTCTTCCGGCTCTGCTTCCCATGTATCGTGGCACAGCAGCGCATAGTGTGTGGCGTCAAGACCTTCTGCCGCAAATGCCGCGATAACTTCCTGTGCAATCACGCCGACATGGATGCGCGCGTCGTCGCCTTTCAACGCTACTGCGTCGTTGTATTTGTATTTTTTGACAAGACCCTTGATCGCCACGGCAACGCGACGTTCTGCGTCATCGAGATCGGCAATCTGCTGTTTCTCCCGCTCGTCAGATGTATTGATCGTGCCGGTGCCAGCATAAACAACTGACCAACGATTTGCAGCGGCTCCAAGCGTCTGTGCGTTGTCAGTTGCCGGGCGGACGACGCCGTTATTAACGACTCTTAACCGCTCTACGTTGTTAGTGCCGATTCGGACGTAGTCACTGTAGTCGTTCCAGATGTCAATGCCGTTCGTGCCGCTTCCATAGCCCATGTGCCCCGTGGTGGCACCACCATCCTGTGACAGCTCAATTCGAGCGTTGTCACTTTCGCTCACATTATCTGTGTCTGCTTCCAGCGTCAGGATTGCGTTTCCAGTTGATGCTAGATGCAGGAGTGTGCTGGGTGACGAAGTACCAATACCGACGTTGCCACCGTTGAAGAAGCTGGTACCGCCTGCTAGAACTTGAGCTTTTGCGACACCGCCGCTATGTAATTTTAACCCGCCTGAATCATTCCCAGCAGCAAATCCGAGTAGCTCCGCAACAGTATTTGTGCCGTTCGTTAGGGTAAAGCCTTTATACTGCGTGGCGGATGAAACTGTCAGAACATTACTAGGAGACGATGTACCAATACCGACGTTACCCGCGCTGGTGATACGCATACGTTCTGCACCAGCACCAAAGTTACCGTTGTAAAAGCGGTAAGTTCCATCACCTTCAGACCCAACGTGCCAGTTGTTTGTGGCTGTTGCAGATGCACCATATTCAAGAAGTGCGTAACCTGTTGCCCCACCATTGCGAATACGCAACTGCCCATCAACGTCTAATGTTTTGCTAGGCGAACTTGTACCAATACCGACATTGCCGCTGCTGTCGATACGCATACGTTCAGCGGCATTTGCCCAGAACTGTAGAGCGTTATTGGAATTGTCGTACGCAACCCGCCCACCTGTTAGGTTTTCTGGGTCACCAAAGAAAATGGACGCGGTGCCAGTGTTTGCAGTACCTAGCGTCATAGCGACAGTACCGGCACGTTCGACGAGAAAAGCACTTGCGGTTGGATTAGCACCTAAAGACGCAGAACTTTCTTGAACGTGCAGAGGTGTTCCACTGTCAGGAGAAGCCGTCCCAATACCGACTTTGCCACTGCTGTCGATGGTCATACGAACGGGCAAAGACGCGCCTGATGCAGTTCCTGTGCTAAAAGAGATTTCGCCGGTGGGGTTTAGATCAATACCTGCCGCAGTATTTGTATTGCCATTAATGTCCATATAGGTAAACGAGGAAGAAGTATTCCTGTACCCATTAGCATACAATGAAAGTTTAAACGCTCCGTTAGACCCTATAAATCCGTAAGGATGAAAGAAAGCCGAATTAGAACCACTTCCCCAGTAATCGCTAAAGTCTGTGTAGCTGCCCAAAAGCTGCATGTTGCCACTGACTGTAAGTTTCTCACCGGGACTGCTCGTATTAATACCGACATTGCCGTTGCTGGTGATACGCATACGTTCTGCGTTGTTGGTATCAAACACAAGATCATGCGCTGTGGCTGTCCCGATGGTTGATACCCCACCTGAGAAAAAGAGAGACCTGTCAAAGTTGGACAATTCATAGGAGGTTACGCCTGAACGAACACCCCGTATCGTTTTGCCGCTGTTACCTACGCGAGTAAACTCAACGAAATCGCCGCTGGCCCCGCTAGCCTCGTTAATTGCAGCAAATCTTAGCGGGCCATCAGCACCTCGAATGTGCCACTCTTTTTCATCTGTCGCAGCCGTCGTATCAAGGATAGACAAAATTGGGACGGTGCCGCTTGTTCTAATTGTTCCGTTAACCTCAAGCTGCGTAGCAGGACTACTCGTCACAATCCCAACCCGATTATTCGCCGCATCCACAAACAGCGTGTTGGTATCGACAGTGAGGTTGCCAGAGAAACTCCCAGTCGTCCCGCTGATAGCCGCAGGGGTAGAGCCGCCGATCACGGTGCCGTCGATGGTGCCGCCGTTGATGTCAGCAGTGGTAACAGCCCCAAGGTTGGTGATAGTTTGACCTGCAAAGGTGCTCGTGCCAGCAGCAGTAATACCGCCGTCCTTGACAAGAAGGGAGTCAATTGTCACACCTGACGCGGCGGTCGTTTCGTTGATTGTGTTCGTGGTAATTACGTCGCCAGACGACACGACGATGTTTGTGCCTCCGCTGGTATTACCGTTGGAAAGAATTTCTGCAAGAGTGTCAACGGTGCCAACCTGGCTATCAACATAAGCCTTAATAGACTGCTGCGTGGCCAAAGCGGTCGGGCTGTTAGACGTCATGTCGTCTTCGTCAAACACAGCGTTAATCGTGCCACCGCCATTGATTGCTACGCTGATGGTAACATCGCCTGTGGCAGAATCTACTGTCAATGGTGTGCTGGCGTTTAGGGTTGATACGCCTGTCACAGCTCCTCGAAAAGTAGAAAGCTGGATTTTTTTAGTTTCTTGAGCACTGATGTCTACAATGGCGATAACGTCGTCGTCTGCCCAAGTAGCAGGCGTAAGCTCATCAAGCTGGGTAATTTTTTTATTCGTTGCCATTGTTTAGCTCTCCAGCCAATCGATGAACAGATACGCGGTTCCGGCATCTGCGATACAAGCGATTTTTTCTCCATCTCCGGCTTCAGGAGAAGAATCAGGACGGACGATAAAATGCTCTGCGTCTCCGTTATGTATAAATGAAGAACTTCCGTCTGTGGTAGCTACAGGATTACTTCCAACTTTTACATAATTTAGCGGAGCACCTGTTGTTCCGTGAGACCTAACCTGAGCAATACTTGCCCCAAACGGACAAGTTCCCGACTGTGCGCTACTAGTCGTGATGTTTACGCGTTCGCTTTTAACAAGCCTATGTCCAAAAGGATGCTGACGAGCCATTACTAACCCTCCAGCCAAGTCACGTTAACTGTGGCTGTTCCGATAGAGGCAATCTTTTCGCCATCGGTTCCGCCTACTGAGCTAGCTGGCTTGACGACAAAGTAAGAAGCATCTGCAGGTTCAATCAGAGTACCTGCTGCAGTGGCCGTGGGGCTAGGGCCAATCACGATGTTAACGTTTGCAGAAGTTGCAATTCGAGCAATCGTGGCTCCAAAGGGAGCAGGGCCGCTCTGCGCGCTGGTTCCTGTTGATGTAATATTCTCGCTGGAAATAATGCGAGAAGCAATGTTGTTTTGATATGCCATTTTAATTTCCTATGCCTTTACGTTTTCGCCCGAAGCCATTTCAAAGCCTAATTCGATACCCTTGAGCTTCAACTCTTCTTGCTTGATAGCAATGTTGTATTCTGTTTCTACACGGTCTAGTTCAAGTTTAGCTGCTTTCAGTTCAAGCTCTTTGGCCTTAACCTCTGCTTGCATCTGGGAAGCCTGAGCTTCCATGATGAGAGCTTGACTCTGTGCCTGAACAGCCTGTTCTTGCATATTAGGTTCATTGCGCGGAGGCGGCGGAGGAGTTACCAGAGCATCAATGTTGTTGATGCCCATCTCCTTACCAATCTGTCGAACAAGGTTGTAGATGTTGTCAGGAGAGACAATGCCCTCTGTCTGAGTAGCCACTTTCTCGATAAACTGAGAGAACGTTGCCAGATTAGCCATACGGTTGTTCTGGTCTCCGTAACCGATACCAACCTTAATATCTACGTCTAGGTCTTCGCGCCAGCTTGCGGGGTCAATTTCCTGATAGGTGTTATTGATACGAACAATCTTTTTGCGGTCTTCGTAACGCTGGACAAGGTTGTAGATCGACTTGAACATATTACGAACGCCGGTCTCTGCAAACACCCTGGCAATCAGTTCTAGGCGACCTTGGGCATTTGTAAGAGCACCTTGCACAGCACCCTGTGTTACGTGGCTCTTAAGAACGTCTGCTGACAGACCCTGCGTCTGAGGGTTAACACCGGTGCGTCCAGATTTGATACCTTCCCAATACTCAAGCATTTGGAAGGCTGCAGGCTGTAGGGCCGGTGTGGTGATCGGCTGCAGCGCGTTGGGACCACGAGTACGGACAATACCGCCCGGACGGTTGGTCAATAGGTCATCAATGTTGACCTGTCCTTCGACAACCTGGAATCGACCGTTGTTTGCCAGATACATATTGTCCAGCAGGTTACGGGTCAGGGTCGAACGAATAAGCTGAATATCCTCTACAGTCTCTGCCACCGAAAGGCCAAAGAACTTGTGAGGAATCGGGATTGGGCAGACAGAGCTAAACGGGATATAGTCGATAGGCTCACAGTCTAGGATAATGTCTCCCGAGTGTGTAATTTTGTGAAGGACGCTGGTTCCATCTTCTTCCATGTCCAAGCGTGTGTAAGATTCAAAAACTTGAACCTTAACTTCCGAGTCTTCTGCAGCTTGGTTGGGGTAGGTGTTGGTGGAGTCATACGAGTGACGCGCCATGTACTCTTGGCTCGTGGTGATGTCGTCTGCTCCGGCTGAGTAAGCTGGGAGATCGTACACCATCTCTTCGTCGTAACCCATGCGGATAAGGTCGTTACGGGTCTTGTGAGAGCGGTGGCAGATAAACCGAGCGTCTTCAATAGACTTGGCACCTGCGTTAATCAGGAACTCTTCAGGCGGCACGTTTTCAATTGTTACTTTGCCGTTAAAAACTGTACGAGTAAACACAGCGTCGTGGAAAATGTCCTCGACAACTACCTGCTCCCCGGTCATGGGGTCAATTGCAGTGCGTTCTACAATTGTTTCTGTGTGTTCCTGAAGCTCTAGCTCGTCGTCGTTCAACAGAGACTGGTACTCAGACTGGGTCAGGTTCTCGTATTCTTCGGTGGTGGTGTCTTCGATCTCTTCCCAGTAGTGCTTAACGATGCCAACTTTCTGCATCAGCGCGTCCAGGAACATATTGTAGAGCACCATGAAACCGTCGTTCTGCTTATAGAACACATGGTTTACATAGTTGGTAGCCTGTTCAGCCACCGCCACGTCTTCGGGGCTTTCTGGTACAAACTCTACTACATTTTCACCGGCTGTAAAGATACGCATCAAGGACGGCATCATCCACATGAGGGTATCTTGAACATCTGTGACAACTACCTGAGAACGTCCGTCCTCTTCGTTGCCAAAGGGTTCACCATAGAAGTACTCCATGGATTTTTCACGCTGAGAGCTAATCTCAGAGTCGTAATAGGTAGAACTCCCGTTGATCTCTGTGTCAACAAGGGCGATGATCTCATTATCGTCTAGATAAGTTGCCATGCTTAGGACTTCTTTGTTTTCTTTTTGGGAAAGCCCTTTTTCATATTCGAGTAGGCTTTTGTAGAGATCGTGCTATTCTTTTTGCTCCGGGAGATACCTTTGCGCTTGCGCTTGTTGATGTTCGCGTAGAGACCTTGCTTTGCCATGTTTACGCCTTCCCTTTGCCTTTGCGTTCTTTACCATATCCGCTGGCATACGCTGCTCGTCCTTGACGTTCTGCGGCTGCGCGAGTTTTGTAGACCTTGCCTTTACTTCCCCAACGATACCCACCTTTGACCTTTCTAACTGGCATTAAACAATTCCCGGTGAATTATACTGAATCTTGGAGTCAAAGTTGTACTTACGGTACACTGTTTTGCTTTTGCCACGCTCTCCAAACCGTTCTACAGAAAGGGCAGCGTAGCGCATTGCACTTAGAAGGTCATCTTTGACCGGAACGACTTTACCGTTTTTACGATGGTAGAGACGAAGCTCTTCCAGAGTTTCAGTGCAAGACTGGAATATCTGGAGACGACCTGTTTCAAAGCGTTGTAGTAGTTCACTGATACCTGCCTCGATAGAGTTGTTTCCCTTAGTGGCACCGTCAACTGGAGGGTTTGAGAAGTGCTCTGTGAGCATATAGACCCCCAAATCTCTGTACTGCTGCGCCAACTGTACTCCGCTGCCCTTGTCGTGCTGTAGCCCGTCGTGGGGAAATGCCACTGGTAATGCCGGTGTTCTAGCGTTAATTACTGCCGCGTGGGTCAGCGGTGTTTCCTTGCTTCTACGGTACTCGTCGTAGATATAGATAATGTCGTCGTCAGGGTCTAAAGCAGCCCACGATACAGCGGTGGGATGGTCAAAACCAAAGTCGATAGCAGCTATGCACAAAAAGTGGTCTGGTATTTCAAAATCTTCACAAACTATGTCTTCTTCACTTACCGGATAGACAAGGCCAGAGCCGAAGACCGGGATACCTTTGGACCTCATCTCCCTCTCTGCTGGACTATAGACCGCCAGTAGCTGCGTCTTGGTCTTTTCGTCCAAGTGGTCCACGTCGTCCCACGTTGCCGTACACATCGACTGTCCGGGCTTCAAGTCGTTCAGAAACGAACTTACAACGCTGGTCATGCCCCGCTCTGGGGTAAACGTCATATAGACAATCCCGTCAGTGTCAGCGGTTCGGGTGATACACTGCGAGAAAATCTCGTGCTTAGGTTCCTCGTCGAGCCAGACAACGTCGATTGCCTCGCCCATGAACTTCTCAAAACCCTGCTCGTAGGCCTTGAAGGCTATCTGCGAGTTACCCCCGCTCTTGTGCTTTACCAAGGCACTGGAGAAGGCGTTAGGCACTCCCGGCTTACGCACTGTGGATACAATCTTGTCCAAGGGGACTGCACCTTTGCCCAGTTGTGTAGGGTCTTGAGGTGAACCAAACAGTTCCTTTTGGATAATATCCCGCGTTGTATCGTTACTCTCACCAGCAGCCCATACCTTCACAGGCTTCTTAAATCGTCTACCCTCCCACCACTCAGGGTACTCTCCTGTTAGGTGGTACGCGGTTTCAACGGCTCCGCAGTAAGTCTTACCTACGCGGTTAGCCGCCATTAGAATACGTTGCGGACAATCTTTGCCCTGAGCGTGAAACTTCTTCTGGTAAGGGTAAGCTTTGTAGAAACTGATTCTGTTTGTTTCTACACGTTTTTGCTTTTCCTTAAGAAGCTCCAGTACATCCTGTTTCACAGTTGTCTTAACTCTTGTCTTTGAACGGAATTACGTTTTCTGTGTCCAGTAGTTCTTTAATCTGTTCGTCGAGTTCCTTGTCAGACATCTCGTGAACTTCTTTAAATACCGTTTCCTGCCGCTGGATCGCGTCGTAGCCTGCGCGAGACAAAATATCCCTGGCAGCGTTAAGGCGAACATTCTCACTGTCAGCCGTCCTCATAAGGTCTTCTAGGACGTTTAGAGCCAGAGTGGCCGTTTCGCTTACCCGCTCCTTG